GCGGTTCTCTGTACGTCACCACGGCAGGTTCTGCGGCCAACCTGTCCGAGCTGTCGGCGCGCTACATCTACGGCGATGAGGTCGACCGATGGGAAAACGATGTGGGCCAGGAAGGTGACCCCATCGTTCTGGCGGAAACGCGGGCCACCAACTTTGGCCGCAACGCGAAGATCTACTTCTCCAGCTCGCCGACGATCAAGGGCGCCTCGCGGATCTCGGACCTGTTCGAGTCCAGTGACCAGCGTTACTACTACGTGCCATGCCCTACCTGCGGGCATATGCAGGTGTTGGAATGGGAGCGGCTGCTCTACAGCAAGGACTACAGCACGGTTCACTACCAGTGCGCTGCGCCTGAATGTGATTTGCTGATCGAGGAGCATCACAAGACCGACATGCTCGCCCGTGGTGAGTGGCGTGCCCATGGCAGCGGCGACGGCAAGACGGTGGGTTTCCACCTGAACGCGCTCTATTCGCCGATTGGTTGGAAGGACTGGGCCTCTCTTGCCGAGGAGTTCGAAGAGGCCAAGAAGGCCCAGGCCAAGGGCGACATGGGCTTGATGCAGGTGTTCTACAACACCCGTCTCGCCAAGGTATGGGACAGCGCGCAAGAGCAGACCAAGGCCGAAGTGCTGGTCGCTCGGGCACGACTGGAGACCTACACCCTTGGCAGTATGCCGGCGGGCGTACTAATGCTGACCGGCGCCGTCGACGTTCAGGCCAACCGCCTGGAGCTGATGGTGATGGGTTTCGGTGTCGGTATGGAGCGTTGGGTGGTCGATCACCAGGTGATCTGGGGCGACCCTGCCGATGAACGCACCTGGGCGGTGTTGGACGAGAAACTCAAGGTTCGATACCGCCATCCCTGCGGTGTCGGTTTGGCGATCCTGGCGACGGGCGTCGACTCCGGCGGTCATCACACTGACGAGGTATACCAGTTCTGCCGTGTGCGGCGCTGGCGCAACATCTTCGCCATCAAGGGCGCGAGCAAGCCCGGCAAACCGGTGATTGCTCAGCGACCGTCCATGGTCGACGTGACCTGGAAGGGCCAGACCGAACGCGGCGGCGCCGAGCTGTGGTTTGTCGGCACCGACACCGCGAAGGACTGGATCTACAACCGCTACGCCTTCGAGGATGGCCCAGGCTCGCTGCACTTTGCCAACGATTTGCCGGACGAGTTTTTCGCCCAGTGCGTTGCCGAGCGCAAAGTCGCCCGATACGTCAAAGGCTATAAGCGTATCGAGTGGGTCAAGGGCAAGGCAGAGCGCAACGAAGCGCTCGACCTGATGGTGTACTGCCTGGCAATGGCGCACTACCTCGGCATCAACCGGTATCAGGAACACGACTGGGAGCGGGTGCGACAAGCGCTGGCTCAGTCCGGTTTGTTCGACGATGTGGTGGGCGTAAAGCCGGTGCAGGGCGAACGCGTCGAGGCTGACGAAACACCGGCACCGGTTGCGGCGCGTCAGTCGCTTCCATCACCGGCACCGGTTGCACCTGTCGCCCAATCGCGACCTGCCGCACCCCCGCAACGCCGTCGTTCCACCAGCGGCTATCTGAAGAGAAATTGATATGTCGTTTACCCCGAAGCACCTCGAAGTTATCGAGCGCGCCATCGCACGCGGTGAAAAGACCGTGCGCTACAGCGACCGCACGGTGGAATACCGCTCCATCGACGAACTGCTCAAGGCCCGCGACGAGATTCGCACGTCGCTGATCCAGGCCGCCGGACCCCGCTCTCGCGTGGTTCGGCTTACCCACGGAGGCAAAGGGATCTGATGGCCCGACAATTTCCGACGCTCTCGCGTAGTGGATTCTTGCTTCCGTCGAACATCAAGGCCAGCTACGAAGGCGCCGGGGAGGGCCGCCGTTCGGCGAGCTGGGAAGCCAGCGACAACGGCATCAACAGCATCAACACTCCGGCGCTGCGAAACCTGCGCGCCCGTTCGCGGGCGGCGGTGCGCAATGATCCATACGCCTTCAATGTCATCGACAAGCGTGTCAGCAATCTGATCGGCACCGGCATCACACCCCGGCCGACAACCGATGACGCAGCGCTGCGGAAGGTGAAGCAACAGCTGTGGGATGACTGGGTGGACGAAGCGGATGCCGACGAGCTGACAGACTTCTACGGAATGCAAGCGCTGGTCGCTCGCACCGTTGAAACCGCAGGCGAGTGCTTTGTTCGGTTACGTCCTCGCAGCCTGGATGAAGGGTTGGCGGTACCGTTGCAGTTGCAGACCCTGGCCCCGGAATTTGTCCCACACGACAAGTTCGAGACCACCAAAAACGGCAACATCATCCGCGCCGGGATTGAGTTCAACCCGGCCGGCAAGCGTGTGGCCTATTGGATGTATCGCTCGCACCCACGCGATTCATCGTCGTTGAACAGCGGTTACAACCAATTGGTGCGAGTGCCAGCTTCGCAGGTATTGCACATCTTTGAACCCGTCGAGCCCGGGCAGTTGCGTGGTGTTCCGCGCTTGGCGCCGGTGCTGAAGCGTCTTCGCAGTTTGGACAACTACGACGATGCCGTGTTGTTCCGCCAAGAGGTTGCCAACCTGTTCGCAGGTTTCATCAGCAGGCCGCCGCCCGATGCAGGGCAAACACCCCGTGATCCTGTCACCGGGCAATTACTGGTCACCGACCGCGACGGCTTCACGCCGATGGTCGCGCTGGAGCCTGGCACCATGCAGGAGCTGGCACCTGGTGAGGAGGTCGAGTTCTCCAAGCCACCGGACGCCGGCAACAACTACCCGGATTTCATGCGGCAGCAACTTATGGCCGCGGCGGCAGGTTCGGGTACGCCATACGAGATCCTCACCGGCGACATGCGGGAGGTTAACGATAGGGCGCTACGGGTTGTACTCAACGAGTTCCGGCGGCGCCTGGAGCAACTGCAATTTGGCGTTTATGTGCATCAGCTCTGTCGCCCGGTGCGGGCAGCATGGATGGACATGGCGGTGTTGTCTGGCGCCCTTGTGCTGGAGGACTACGCGCAACGGCGCCGCGAATACCTGCGCACGCGTTGGGTACCGCAAGGCTGGGCCTACATTCAGCCGGTGCAGGACGTCCAGGCGCGGCGGATGGAAGTGCAGGCGGGTTTTGCCTCTCGCAGCGAGATGGTGTTGCGCACCGGCTATGACGCGGAAACGGTCGACGCGGAAAACGCCGCCGACCTCGCCAGGGCTACAGACCTCGGCCTCAACTACACGACTCTTGAAGCCATCGAAGTGATCGATGACAAGGAACAACCATGAGTAAAAAAGCGCTACCGCGCATCTATGACAAGGCTGGCAAGCAGGTAAAAGTCGCGGATAAAAGTTGGTACACCCTCAGGGCTAGCGGCGAAGCCGAGCAACACACTATCGAAGTGTTCGTGTACGGCGAGATCGGTACCTGGGGCGTTACCGCCAATCAGTTCGTACAAGACCTGCGCGCCATGGATAACGGCGTTTCGCCGGTAATCGTCGCGTTCAACAGTATTGGCGGTGACCTGTTCGACGGGCTGGCGATCCACAACGCGCTGTCGCGCTTGGGCGAGCGCTGTACCGGTCGTATTGACGCCCTGGCAGCCAGCGCGGCCAGTGTTGCCGTCTGCGGCGCTCACCGGGTGGTGATCGCGGCCAACGCCATGTTGATGATCCACAACCCCTACACCTATGCGGGTGGTGATGCCGAAGATTTCCGTCGGGTCGCTGATGTGCTGGACCAGACCCTGGAAGCGATTATCGCGGCCTACAAGTCCAAGGCGCCGGATATCGACGAGGCCGAGCTGCGGCGTATGGTCAACGCTGAGACTTGGCTCACAGCCAATGAGGCGGTGGCGTTGGGCCTGGCGGATGAGGTGGGTGATGGTCTCAAGGTCAAAGCCTGTCTCGGCCAGGGCAGTGTGCTGCAGCGGTTCCAGCATGCGCCGGCCGAGCTACTCGCGCAGATGGATGAAGAGCCCGAGGTGGATCCGCCAGAGCCTGAAGATCCACCGGAACCGGCGCCCGTGCTGGATGCGGCCATGCTGGCGCTGATGGTCACTCAGGGGTGTGCGGCGGCGGGCATCAGCAACCTGGTGGATCCGCTGCTCGCCACCACCAAGTTGGAAAGCGAAGCGGTGGTCCAGGCTGCGCTGACCAGGGCGAAAGCGCTGCACGGTCTTTGTGTCGCGGCACGACTGCCAGAGCTGACCGGAGAGTTTATCTCTGCGGGCTTGGACGAAGCCGCTGTAAGGGCTCGCCTGTTCGACAAACTGGTGGGCAATGGTGGCGGCTTTGAGATCGACAACAGCCTGCCGCTGGACGACGACCCAGCACCCACTATCAAGGCCAAACAGGTCGATACCCAATCAATCTGGGCTTCCCGTCAGGCGGCACAGAACGGCAACTCGAAAGGAGCAAGAACATGAAAACTGAATCGATGCATGCAGGTGAGTTCCTGCTGTCCGAAGGCGCCGGCAATATTTCCCGCGAAGCGATCAACGTCGCGGCAGGGGCAGCCCTGGAGCCAGGCCAGATCCTCGGCTTGGTCACCCTCACTGGCGAGTTTGCCCCGTATCAGCCCACTGCTGAGGACGGCACCGAGAACGCCATCGCGATCCTGTACGGTCCGTTGGGCGAGTCGGATGTGGTACGTCGCGGTCGCGCTGTGGTGCGTCTGGCAGAGGTCAGCGAAGCACATTTGACGGGCCTCGATCCCGCCGCTGAAAAAGCCTTGGCCGCCCATTTCCTGATCGTCCGCTAAGACGTTTATTCCCATTTATCCATCCCGCCAAGTGCGGGATTTTTCGTTTCTGGAGGGTACACCATGGCCGATATCGCCATTTTTGAAGACGATGCGTTCAGCGTTTCCTCGCTGACCGCTGCAATCAATGAACAGGAATACCTGCCGGGTCGCATCAGCAGCCTTGGCCTTTTCCGCGAAGAGGGCATCAGCACGTTGACCGTGCAGATCGAGAAAGACGGCGACACCCTGGCTCTGGTGCCATCGGGTGAGCGCGGCACCTCGGGTCTGGTGGTTGGCGGGACCAAGCGCACATTGATCCCCTTCAACACTGTGCACCTGCCAGAGCGCTTCACCATCAAGGCTGACGAGATCCAGGGCATTCGCGCCTTCGGTACCCGCAGCGAATTGCAGGCCGTGCAGGATGTGGTCAACAAGCGCCTGGCGAAGGCCCGACGACAGCTGGATGCCACTCACGAATTCCAGCGCATGGGCGCGTTGAACGGGCAGGTGCTGGACGCCGATGGCAAGACAGTCCTGTTGGATATCTATAAATCCTTCGGCGTGAATCGCCAGAAGCTACCGATGGGCTTGAACAGTCCAGATACCGAACTGCGAGTCAAATGCGGCGAAGCGCTGGATATGCAGGAGGAAGCCCTTGGCAGCGTTACCAGCAGCGGCTCCCGCGCCCTGTGCGGCAAGAACTTCTGGAACAAGTTGATCGTCCATAAGTCGGTCAAGGAGACTTACCTCAACACCATGCAGGCCGCCTCTCTGCGTGGCGATGCCCGTGAAGCCTTCGAGTTCGGCGGAATCGTCTGGGAGCGCTATCGCGGCAAGGTTGCCGGCGTCGCATTCGTCCATGACGACAAAGCGTTGCTGGTCCCCGAAGGCGTCCCTGACCTGTACATCTCGTCCTTTGCACCGGCCGACTACATGGAAACGGTCAACACCCAGGGCATCCCGTACTACAGCAAGATCGAGCCGCTGCCGTTCAACAAAGGCGTTGCCGGTGAAGCCCAGTCCAACCCGCTGCACCTGTGCACGCGGCCTCGGGCGCAGATCCTGCTGGAGATGTGATTGTGGCCTTCCGCGATCTGATCGACGACATCGACGATGTGGTGTTCGAAACCCTGGGCGATTCCGCCCAGATTGAAGGCCGCGCCGAGCCGGTGTTGGGGATGTTCGCGGCACCGTGGAAGCAGCCGCAGTTCGGCAAGGTCCACACCGGTTTACGAGAACCTCGTTTTGAAATCCGCGTGAAGGATTCGGATGGCCTGAGCAAAGGCTTGCGGATCACCATCGACCTGCCGGTCTTGGACGGCGGGGGCGATTATGACCTGCTGCAGCTGGAGCCGGGCGGGGATGGCCTGGTGGCCTTGATCTTGAGGAAACGTCCATGAGTGTTAGCAGCTACACGCAGCAGAATCGCGATAGCGGCATGATCAACATCACGCCGTCTGTGGTGCATTCCCAGGCGTTGCGCGAGTTTGGGCAACTGGTGCCCAAGGCTGCTGCAGCAGCTCAGCGTCGTGCGATCAACAAAACGTTGGGCTGGCTGCGTACCCACATTGCCCGGGCCGTGGGCAAGCAGGAACGGATCGCCATCGGCGCCGTCCGGCAACGTCTTCGGGCTTACCCTGTCAGCGGCGGGGCAATGCGCGGCAAGTTGTGGTTTGGGGTAAACGCCATTGAGGCCAGTCGGGTTGGACGGCCTCGGCAATCCCGTGCCGGAGTATCGGTGGCGGGGCGGCGGTACCAGGGGGCGTTCTTCAAACAGGTCTACGGCAGCAGTCCCGATATTTGGATCCGCACGTCGAGTAAGCACTTCAACGCAACGGACTACCCCGATAGCACGCAAGGGCGCCGCAGTTCTGGCTTCATTGTGGAAGGCGACAACCGCTTCCCTCTAGCGAAAGCCAAGGTCTCGCTGGACCAGGTGCGACCGCACTTCGACCGTTGGGCAAAACTCGCTGATGAGCGCTTGCTGGAGATCCTCAAGCAAGAACTCAACTTTGAACTGCAGAAGTACCTCAAGGGGAACGTCCGTGTCTGATAAGCCATTCAGCCTTGACCGTTTGTATGAAGCAATCGAGCAGCACCTGCAGGAGCAGTTGCCGGGGATTCAGGGGGCATCTTTCTGGCCGGATCTGTCGGCAGCCACCAGTATTCCCACACCTGTTGTGCTGCTGGAAATGGCAGAGATGGAGCCAGCGACGGATATCGGTACCGGGGAGACCTCGCTGACCTGCAAGTTTGAAGCGAGGATTATTGTCGACTCGATCAGCGCGGATCCGCAGCGTCAGGCTGTGCAACTGGCTTCACAGCTGGCGGTGCTTCTGCGGGGGCAAAGCTGGGGCTTGGAGGTCGATTGTGCAGCGTTCGTGCGGTCAACTCAGGACTGGACCAAGCCCGAACTGGATGGCTACTTCGTCTGGCTGGTGGAGTGGGATCAGACCGTCTACCTGGGTGCCGAAGAGTGGCCATGGCCGGATGAACCGCCGGGTACCTTAGTGCTGGGTTTCAATGAAGACACCGGTCCCGGCAATCAAGACAAGTACATCAGGCCGGAGGATCTGCGATGAGCTACGCCGTTGCGCAGCATGACCGCATGATTTCCACAATGCTGATGCCCTGCGTGGTCGTCGCGGTGGATCTTTCCACCGGTATGGTTCGAGTGCAATCCGGCGATTGGACCAGCGCCTGGGTGCGCTGGCATAGCCAGGCCGCCGGCAAGGCCCGCCACTGGCGGGTGCCAAGCCTGAAAGAGCAGGGCGTATTGTTGAGTCCGAGCGGCGAGGCGGGGATGGGTACCTTCATCCCCGGACTGTATGGCAATGCCGGAGCGCAACCGGACAATCGCGACCATGTAGAAGTCTGGCGTTTCGATGA